AAAGTGACCGGTAGAATCACGCGCAAAGTGGATGCAAAATTAGTACAAGAACTTGCAGCAGAAAATGGGCTGTCAGACCATCTATCTTATTTATTAAAGTGGACGCCCACTATTGATATGAAAGCATGGATGAATAGCTCAGAAGAGATAACCGGCCCGCTTTTAGATGCAGTGACATCTAAGCCAGGCAGACCCTCATTTAAAATAACCAAGGAAATATAATGTCATTCTTAGAAATAGAAATTAACTTAGACGAACTGCCTGTTGAAACGAATAACTTTGAGCCTCTGCCTGTCGGATGGTATACAGCCCATATCTCCGGTGCAGAAGTACGTCAGACAAAAGCAGGGACAGGCGAATACATCGCTATTAAGTACGAAATCACCGGCCCATCACATCAAGGACGGACTGTTTTTGGTAATCTAAATATCAAGAACCCTAATCCGAAAGCAGAAGAAATAGGCCGGCAGCAACTAGGTAATGTCATGCGCGCCATTGGATTAACTAAAGTAAGCGATACTGACCAGCTTATCGGAGGCGATTTATCTATTAAATTAAAACTTAATCCTGGCACAGACCAGTATGCGCCATCAAACGATGTTAATGGCTTTAAAGCTATTGCAGGTTCGATGCCGGTATTACCTAAAGCTGCAACAGCAGAAGCACCACCGTGGGCAAATGGCTAAGTAAGGAAGTTGTGTGAGGGGGGGAAATCCCCTCACCTTTATTATTTTGGGGCATGATATGAAAATACCAGAGATGGATAATAGCGTTGAAGCTTCTATTGACGCAGCACACGAAGCAAGAAAAGAAAAACCTAGACCCCATATGGGTGTTTCAGGACTGGGGCATAATTGCGAGCGATACTTATGGCTTGGCTTTCGCTGGGCGGTACAGGAGCAGTTCCCAGGCAGGATACTAAGACTGTTCAGGCGTGGTCATAACGAAGAAAAAACGATTGTTTCTGACTTAAGAGCGATGGGTGTGCATATAGATAACACCACATCTAACCAGATGAGAGTTGACTTCGGTTTCCACGTTTCAGGTAGTATGGACGGGGTTATTTCTTTCGGTGTACCGGGGGCAATGAATACCAAGCACATACTAGAAGCAAAGACACACGCGCTGAAATCTTTTAACGATGTACTCAAAGACGGGGTACAGAAATCTAAACCGCTGCATTATGTTCAAATGCAGGTATATATGTTGGGTGCTGAAGTAGATAGAGCATTATATTATGCAGTCTGCAAGAATGATGATCGTATCTATACTGAACGGATAAAATTAGACAAAGAATTTGCACAGAAATATATAGATCGTGGACATAGAATTGTTGGTCTGGATAGGATGCCCGAGCCTTTAAGTTCAGACCCTAGCTGGTATGAGTGCAAGTTCTGTTCCGCTCATGAGTTTTGTCACAAAACCAAAACAACAAAGCATGTTAATTGTAGAACCTGCGCTCATTCAACGCCAATGCAGGATAGTACTTGGCGGTGCGAGCTGCATAAAGTAGATAAAATTCCTGTTGATTACCAGCATACCGGCTGTGATTCACATGTGCTACATCCTGATCTTGTCCCGTACCAGAGAAAAGACGGGACTGATAGCAGTGCTATTTATGTGATTGAAGGGGCTGATGTCATTAATGGCGAGGCAGGATACAGGTCCTCAGAGATACTAGCGAACCCACATTATTGCGCTCACCCCGAGGATGGATTTGAAGAATTGAGGGAAACATTTAAGGGAAAGGTGGCGGGATGAAATTAAGAGAGTATCAACAGCGCGCTATTGATGATTTATATAAATGGTTCGGTGCGGGAAATGAAGGGAATCCCTGCTTGGTGTTACCTACGGGATCAGGCAAAAGCCATATAGTTGCCGCTCTATGTAATGATGCACTCCATAGCTGGCCTGAAACCCGTGTATTAATGTTGACCCATGTAAAGGAATTAATATCTCAAAATGCAGAGAAAATGAGGGAGCACTGGCCAGGTGCGCCCTTGGGGATTTACTCAGCTAGTCTCAAAAAGAAGCAGCTCGGAGAGCCTATCACTTTTGCAGGCATTCAATCTGTTAGAAATAAAGCAGAACAGATAGGGCATATTGATCTGGTTATTATTGATGAGTGCCACCTTGTCAGCCATAAGAATGAAGGGGGATACAGGGCGTTATTAAATGATTTACTCGCTATCAATCCATCATTGAGAGTTATTGGGCTGACTGCTACACCTTTTAGACTGGGGCATGGATTGATTACAGATAAACCCGCTTTATTTGATGCCTTGATTGATCCTGTCAGCATTGAACAGTTGATATTTAAAGGGTTTTTATCAACGCTGAGATCAAAGACAACAAGTACCAAGCTCGATACAAGTCAGGTTCATAAAAGAGGCGGTGAGTTTATAGAGTCTGAACTTCATGCGGCAGTTGATAATGACCAGACTAATAACGAGGTGGTGCAGGAAGTGATTAGACTTGCACAGACAAGAAAAGCTTGGTTGTTTTTCTGCTCTGGGGTGGACCATGCCCGACATATAAGAGATATATTGATTGATAATGGCGTTATTGCTGAGTGTATTACTGGAGAGACAAAGCAGAAAGAAAGAGCGCAAATCATTGAGGATTTTAAAACAGGTAAGATACAAGCGTTAACGAATGCAAATGTTTTAACGACAGGCTTTGATTACCCAGATATAGACCTTATCGCTATGCTCAGGCCAACAATGTCAGCTAGCCTGTATGTTCAGATGGCAGGCAGGGGAATGCGCCCTAAATCGCACACAGACCATTGCCTAGTTCTGGACTTTGCCGGTGTGGTTGAAACGCATGGGCCGATAACTAATATCAGGCCGCCGAACAAGAAAGGTGAAGGTACGGGCGAAGCACCGGTAAAAATATGTGAGAATTGCGGAGAGATTGTACATTTATCTGCGCGTGTTTGTCCAAACTGTTTGCAGGGATTCCCAGAGCCAGAAGCACCCGGACTAAACCTGAGAAATGATGATATCATGGGGATAGAAGGTACAGAGATAGAGGTCACCAGTTGGACATGGAGGAAGCATATATCAAAAGCATCCGGCAAGGAAATGCTGGCAGTCACTTATTATGGTGTGCTATCTGACGAACCTGTCACTGAGTATCTATGCGTTACCCATGATGGTTATGCCGGATCAAAAGCGAGGCAATTACTTCAAGAAATTTCTTTTAAATCTGGCACGTATAACGATAGTGATTTTTCATCACTTGATTATATTGCAATAGGCTTGCAAGAATCAGGACAACATCCATCATCAATAGAATATAGGAAAGATGGCCGGTTTAACAGGGTATTAACTAGGAGTTGGAGCGATGTATAAAGAACCAGATTTTGTCACCAAATATTGGGATTCACTATCAGTACGGATGCCTAAGTGCTGTCATACCTGTTCTTATTTCGACAAGGATGATTCATTCTGTACGCATTTTAAATCCACACCACCCGAAGAATTTGCAGCAACGGTGAATTCTTGCCCGAGATATTTTAATGAAATACCATTTTAGGAGAAATTATGATAAAAAAACCAGAGAGAATACCCACTGAATCGTGGGAACAAGCGATGTTTGTCCAATGGTTCAGACGCGCTCATCCAGGGGTTTTAATCCATTCCATACCCAATGGAGGAAAACGGAGTAAATCAACGGCTATGGCATTAAAAGTGGAAGGCACAGTGAAAGGCATCCCTGATCTGTTTATACCTGAGTGGAGAGTTTGGGTTGAGATGAAAAGAACAAAAGGTGGATCACTATCACCAGATCAGAAAACAATCGTCTCTTATTTAAAAAATGTGGGTTATACAGTCCTGGTCTGCAAAGGTTTTGAAGCAGCAAAAGAACAAATATTATCATTAAATAAAAAATAGCTTTACCTTTTTAAGTTTTAAATATATAATTTAGCCTCATTAATAACAAAAGAGGAGTAAGAAAATGAAAGATTTTGACTTAGAAACCGCAGTTGATAATCCAGATCGTGTGGTATTCAGTGATCGAGGTGGGCTTGTTGAGGTACATGATTTTATATATCTCGAAGATGCGAATAAAAATGAGCAGCCTATTGTGGTAGTTGATAGTTTAGGCAGGGTAACAAGACATTGCGCTGATGGATCATATCTAGAAGGCGATGAAGAATCCGGTTTAGATCTTATGCTAAGTATAGAAACGCATTCGCGTTGGGCTAACGTGTACAAAGACAAATACGGCCAGATAAGAATCGGTGGTGTATACGTAAGTAGGCATGAAGCAAAAGGGGTCGCGTATGATAGCGATGATTATATTGATACAATTTTAATCGAATGGGAAGAATAAAATGAATGAGAAAATAGAAACTAAACAAGTCGCAGTTGGTAAAGAGCTGATGCGTAATGTGAATATATACTGTGCAACAAAAGACATAAGAACCAAGGCTTTTATCGCTGAAGCAATTAAAAAGGCTCTGACCTCTGGCGGCCATAAGTTCATCGAATAGGAGCGGTTAAAATGGTATCAGAAGATGACTTTAGAAAAGATATGGACAAACTACTGAAGCGCAGGAAGATATTGAAAACACAGAGAAATTCAATTATTTCTAATTATATAGCTCACATGTCTGCGTACGGGTTAGACGCTATCTTAGAGCAAGAAATTCGTACAACGATGGCTTACGAAAAGAGGAATAAATGAACGATAAACAGCGCAAGGCAATAATATCAAATGCTCGACTCAATTATTTAGTTGATAGGGGGATTGACCCAATAATCATCAAAGAAGAAATGCGGCACTTAAAACTATCGTTCATAGAAAATATAGCAGAGAAACGGAAATGGGCTAAATACTAATGATTAGCTAAACATCTAAACTGAACAAGGTGAGAGACTGGCTCTCACCTACGATTACCTGATCTTTAATATAAGCAACTTTACCCACTGCAACAGTAACACCCAGAGCTATCAAAGTACCTCCGCCTGTCATTGTGATAGTGCTAGTGCCATCTGTATTAATGGCTGTGACTGTACCTGTTAGCGTCGGTGCTTCAGCTAAAATTTCCTTTAGTTGTCGCGATACATTTATAATAGCCATTAGATATTTCCGTAATGCTTTTCAATTGAAAGCGTTTGTGTTGCTGTAATCGCTCCGCCATTTGCGCTTGCACTAATGCTCGTACCAAGCACTATGCCCCGCCATACGCCTAATGCGCCTTCGTCAATCTCTAATAAATCACCGCATTTATAAACTGCTGGCGTTTGTCCTACCGGCAGCATCGGTAGCTCAATCGTTATTACTTCTTGCTTGCCACGATTGGAGATAATGTTGCGGCCTTTCTCTCTGCCCGCATCTTGATGTGTGATTAAATTATCAATGAATTGTGCGCCAAGATCAGCCCCTGCTGTACCCGTTCTTTTTACAAAACACTCAACGCCTGTTGTATTACCGCTCACATACACACCGGTAATATCCGGTCTAGGTCGCCAGTTTCCTGACATTTTAATAATAACGTCACTGGTTAAGATTGCTTCTGGTATTGCTGTTAGCCAATCCCAGGGGGACGACTGGTAGCGAGGGTTAATGATAATGCTATTTGATGTCTGGTGTGGCAAGATAACGCCACCCACAGCATCGGCGACACGCTTTATAGCCTGCATTGACGTTAAGTTTTGATAGCTAAATGCGTTAGCACTAACTAACCAATCCACTGTGTCATAAGATGCCGTAAATCCTGACCCGACAAGCTCTGTATCAATGATTTGAGCAGCATTAAGCGCACTGGTGTAAGTTGTGCTGACGGGTAGTTTATAAGGAGTAGTCAGGTAGGCTGTTTTAGATCGCCCTGTCACCGTCCATGAATTATCACCGAACTCTTTATTTTCCGTGTAGCTTTCAATGATAAATTCCCAAACATAACCATCAACATTTATTTCAACTTCTTTATTACCATTAATGTCTGGTCGTATTAATTCAATGCCATCTGCAACTTGCATATTCAAAAGCCATGCAAAAGCATCAATATCAATAGATACACTAAGCCCTGTCACATCAATCTGTGTACGTGCTGGTAGAACGACAATCGCTAAACTGTGCATAATAAAATAAACCTGCTGGATTAAGTTTGATGGGGGGGGTATTGGCGGAATGATAACGACAGGATTAGTATCAATTACTATACCGCGCCTGGCTGTAAAGTTTTTATCCCATGCTATTGATGAATGTATTTGCTGGGGTGCTGGCATTCCCCATGATGATTCCGTTAAATTATCGTAGTTCAATAATTTACCGATAACGCCTCTTTTGCTTATGTCTTTATACAATAAGACGGGTCTGTATTGTATACGCTTTGACTTATCTAGCTGCTCAGCAAAGTCAGCAAATACGTAAGAGTTAATATTATCAACGCTAAATAAGCCGCCATTCTTAATAGCAATTATATTATCTAATGGCTGATTATTATTACTCCAGATAACTTTTAAATGATTATCTTTATCAGGTACTTTAGAAAACAGCACTGATATTTGATAATCAACCAGTAGTGTTTTATCATAAATGATACTTATATTATTGGTTTTTCTAGGCGCGCTAACCCAGTCAATCGTTTTTTTACTATCGACTGAATGGGCGTTTTTATGAACCGATGAAAAGCTACCAACAATTAAAACCACTAGCTCGCATCGCCGCGAATCTGGACTATGAAATCATCGGTGGGGTCTAATGTATCATTGCTCGGCATGGTGGTTCTATTAAACCAGATCGGAGAATTGGCAGCAGTGGTATTAAATCGAATTGCATTACCCGTACTCCAACCTGCTCCGAAGCCGTTAAAGTCAAGCGTAAAATATGGCAGTCCTGAAATAATGTTAATTGGCGCGACATTACTTGCTATTGTACCCGTGCCGATGATCCCCACTTTTTCACCAATGATATTGAACCCGGTTGAGCTTGTAAATTGTAACGCCCAACGCTCTTTAATCGCAGAATCATTCTGTATTAAAAGCGGAAATGATAAGTCATTGTATGTGCCGTTGGCTTGTGTACCAATAAGTTCATCAGAGAAAACACCTGTCCACGTTGCTTGATCGAATAATGTATTATAACGACTTGCTAGGTCGCCGAATAACAATGCGCTAGAAACAAAGGCCGCTGGAGTATAGGCATTTGAAAGCTGTGAAGTAAGCGATAACTCACCATTAATCTGCACATCAGAAAGCACTTTCATATCTTCTAAACGCTTATAAGCAACAAGCGGCTCAGAATATGCGGATAAATCAAGGGGACTAGCCATAGTGACTGTACTTGTTGCTAAGTCCACTGTGTAAAGTAGAAAATCTACCTGTTTTTTATCTTGATCGTAAAGCTCAATTAATGAATAATCTGTGTTAGTTAAAACGACTGACTGTGCTGCGATTAAACCGACCGGCATCGACTCAGATTCAGTTTCATGGATAACCACTACGCCACCCTTGTTAAAGATAGGTACGCGACCATCTGACGGCAAACGCGCTGGGTTAATCCCCACAATCGAAGCGTCAACAGGGATGGATGAGAAGATAACTGCGTTATAGATTGATGAATTAGGTACAACGTACTCAGGCTGCCAAACTTCACCCGTTAATGCACCATACTCGTCATATTCTAAATTTAAAATATCGTACCAGTCTTGTGTTTCATTCCCTGCTGCTGTTACCAAGCGACCATATCTAATACGTGCAATACCATTGTTAACATCAATCGTACCAGCTAAATCCGCAGTATATAAAATGCCATTTTGATCTGCACTATCACTCATTAGAGTACCATCGCTGGCTTTATTTGCACTAACAAAAAATGATGCTGGTCTAAGTGGGGCGCCCGCAGTCCTAAAGAGTGTTTCGTAGTTTGTCCAGTCGCCATATTGAGTCAATAGAGACTGCACGGCAATCGTTGATGTACCTGGCTGTGGAGTCCCCCAGCCATTGACATATATCCCCCAATCCGTGAGCGTGACTAATGAAGATGCATAGTCAATCGTTCCAGATAATGTACCTGCGCCTGATGTGTCAGAGGTAGGGTATCTATAAACGCTTCCTAGTCTATCAATATATGTATGTTCCGATAGCGTAAAGCGCATTGACTTTGGGATCACTTTATTTTCAACCGTCGGACAAAGATAAATCAATAACGATGGAGATGGTATTGTACTTTGTGCTGTTGTTGGTGTTGCGCTATCAAGAATATAATTTACTGTTACTGTTGATGCGTCTACGAAATAATCAAGTGTGCTTGATGTGGACCAGTTTTTATAACTAGGAAGGGGGCTGTATGAAGTATGATTAATATTAAGCTGTGGAGATATAATAATAACCCCATTCGCTGTATAGGTTATTGATGATGAAGTATCATAACCAAAACTTCCTGCGCCATCATCAATAATACTGACATTTGCTCTTGTTGTGGATGCTGATGATGTCCTGTCGATGTCATATCTAGAAATACCCTCGCTGACATCCCATCTGACTTTGACTATATTTGTATGCGTTCTATCGACTGTAGTTAAATCAAACGTAACCTCAACGCTGTTGGGCTTTATAGCACTGGCGTTAGTCATGTTGAGCGTAATATTTCCAGCGCCATCTCTTGTTGGTGTAAACACCTCCTGCTCAACAACCCCGTAATCGTAATCATAGGTAATCGTTGCGTTTGGGTCTGGTAATGTTGCAGGTAAGAAACCTACCTCGCCTGTCGAGTAAATAACTCCGCCAGTTGCATCTCCACTAATGGCCCCTAACCCATCATCCGTTGCTGTTTTAGTAACGCCACCGGACATCCATGTGATTGTTAATGATAATGGGACAATAGCTGCTTCAGGTACAGTATGCTCTATGTATGATTCTTTAACTTCCGCATCACTTCTAATCTCATAATGCTGAGTACCGCCCCATCCGAATAATATTTTACTTCCCACATCAGGCAATGCCCCTAGCGTTACTGATACCGTGCCGGTAGTGAAGTTTACAGTACCAGCACCAACGCCAGTGGTTTCAGACCCTAGAATGCCGTCGCCGTTAATATCAGATAGCCTAATCCAATTACCCTGCGCCATGTAATCAATATATAGCGTAAATGGCGCTGGGATAGGATTCAGTGTTTTAACGTAGTTTAATGCTCTTGTGCCTGTTGTTACATCAATAGCGGCTGTATCTGATACATCTGAGATGGCGGTAGCTGGTTTAAATGTAAATGTAGCGTAAAGCTGGCTAGCAAGGGTGATTGTTGTATTTCCTACTAAGCTAACTACGCCAGCCACGTAATCTATAGTTATAGACCTAACCCAGTTGCCCGTGTTGGATGTTATTGAGAAAGTACCATCATCGTTCTCTGTGGCCGAAACATGCCCACTCACTACAACGCTTCCCTTGATAACTCCAGAGCCTAAAGAAAACTGCGTAACACCATCTGCAATTAGGTCATAGTTAATTCTCACTCCGAAAGCAGTATTTCCACTCTGAACCGGCCTGACTAATTCACCACCCACTATCGCATCAGCTAAGATACTTTCACTTTGTGCCGCTGGTGTTACTTGGGCAAATATCGAATTGACATTAATAGTAGTGTCAAGAGCCGCACTAGACGCGCTGACTGGTCTAATACCGTAATATCTAGATGCTGCGCTGGATGTTGTGCTAAATACAGTCGTACTTGCATCTCTGTATACAGTGTATCTATCCTGTACTCCGCCATGAAACGTAGAAAGTAACGGCTCAGTAATATCAAGCACGATTAAATCAAGCGAGTACGAACCTAACGAATCAGTGAATACAGTAGTAGTAATAGTAATGCCTGAAATTTTAACAAACTGACCAAACTCGCCTGCTAACTCAAAATCTTCAACAAGTTTATAGGTTTCTCCAATAATCAACTTTGATTGACCAACAATACTGATTAATGTTATTTGTGAGATTCCAGCAGGGTGAACTCCGAATAGGTTCTGCTGGATAGCTGTGCTTTGGATTACATAACTTTCAATCTCAGCTTGTGCGCTGGGTCTTTTGTCCGTATCGTCACTGGTTGAAAACATGGTGACATCAACAGCAGCGTCGGTTGCTGGTGCAGCTATGATGGCATGAGAGCCGAAATATTCAGCGCTGTCGGCTGTTTGCACCGCAGCAAAGGCTTTACGCAATGATACACGCCCTGTCGTCCTGTCAAGTCGCGAAATATCTGCAAAGAGATTGTTAATTGAACCATCAACAACTTCATTTTGCGTCATTAGCCCGCCACCTGTAATTGCATCGGACAGCTCTTGAGACTCTAATAACTTAATGTCACTTTTAGTAATTGCCATATTTAAACTTCCATTAATTTTATGTTTAGCGTGTAAAAGTCAGCGCTGATGGGTAAGTTGTAATCAATAACGGGTTTAGCCTGTAGTGGATTTGATTTGTTATCAAAAACTACTTGGTATGATGCACCGTCATTAGTTGTTAAAGTCATTATAGCATTAGCTGTAACCAATGCGTTTAATGCTAACAGAGTAGCTCTATCAATCCATGCTGCACCGTCATCACCATCAAGAGTAATTGGCCTTCCTTTTAATTTAGTTCCTGACTCGATAATCAATGCGCCTGTGAGCGTATATTTCTCAGCACTATTGATTGGAGACCACGTAAACTCATCAGTCCAAATTAAATCATCCGGTAATGTTACTGCGTCTAAAGTGATTGCCATTAGCTCACGCTCCCTGCCGTTTTAAGTATGTTCATAAAATTATCAGCTTCGTTTTGATCGCCAAAATTAGCTGTTGCGGTGGTGTTGTTAGCTTTAAAATTAACATTAACCGATCTCGCTTGTGCTGCTCCGGCATTGGCTTTGATATAAGATTGAATGTCAAATGCCATCCCGCCACCAGTTGGTGAGTTTGCTATGTTAGCTGCTTCCGTAAGGATTCTTTGCTGCTCTTCCTGGGAAAGCCCGGACAGCGCTGCTTTCGTATCGTCTGAATGAGGGCTAAAAGTTGAGGCTGTTCGGCGACTTTCTTTTTCTTCCCATGCAGCTCTATCCGCTTCGGCCTTCCGATTAACTGAGGCGATGTACGCGGCTTCTTGATTTGCTATATTTTGTCGGGCGTTAGCATGCCACGCATTATCTCTTGCTTCCAATTGGTCAATTAAGCTAATCTGAGTTCCCATTGACTCTTTCGCAGCCCCTGTAATATCCCTCCACTTTTTCGGAATATCATCTAACGACCCGCCCATCTGGACATACTTATCAATGATATTTTGCAGCAATATAGGATGCTTTTCAACCTCAACTCCAACTTTTTCAAATGACTGCTTTAATAGATCAATATCGCCTTTTGTTTTTGCAAATTCTAGAGTTTTCAATGCAAGCAAACTTATCTGATCTTTAGTTAACCCTGCGCTTGCGGCAATATCTGAGAATGCTTTTGATGAGTCAATACCTGTTTTTGTTGCAATACCTCTGATTTCATCTAAATCTATCTTTAAGGCTCCCGATGCACTTAATAATAATGCTGCTGAGTCGGCTGCTTTTTTATTTCCATCAATAATGCTTTTTGATACTTCTTTAGCGGTGCCGGCTTTTTCGTTTTCACTATCAACGACACCCGCATTTGCTGTTATTATCTTTTCTGCTGCATTGGCTGATGATGTTGATGTTATATCAAAAGAGGTCGTTAGATCGCTGTATGCGCTACCGATGTCACTTATGTCTTCAGCTAAGCCGATCTTTAAAGCATCACTGACGGCACTTAACTCAGCCGACATATCGGCGGCTCTTTGCGAAACATCGCCGAAAGTTACCGATGCAATGGCCTTATTTAAAAGCGCAAACGAATCCAAGAACGCAATGGCCAGCACTTCAACGGCTGCCTGTAGACTATTAAATATTAATCTAACGCCTGCGCTTGTAGTCTTTAGCGTTATGTATACAGTATTTAGGGTTAGTACGATGTTATTGGCAAACTCGTCTAATCCGCCGCTAGCACCAAACTCTTTAAATTTTGCGCTTACTTCATTAATGATATTTGTGAGCGGTTCTAATACTGGCGTGGCTAGTTTTAACCTTAATGAATCCCACGAACTGCCCAGCGTTTTAATTGCACCGTCAAAGTTACCGCTCATAATAGCTGCGGCTTTCTCTGCTGCACCTGCTGAGCCTTCTAACTGCCCAGTGAGTGCCGTTAATGCTGGAACACCCTGATTTAACAATGCGGTTAAGGCTGGGCCTGCCTCGCTACCTAATGCTAATATTGCTGTTTTACCGGCATCGCCCTTTGCTGCTAACTCAACTAAAGCAACATTGAAGTCAGTGGTGTTAATTCCTAGGTTTGATAATTCTTTGTTAAATTTTGATGCAGGGTCGCTAAACTGAATCATCATTGTATTCAATGATGTACCTGCCCTGCTTGCATCTATACCCGCGTTCGCGAGCTGTGCCATGATAGCAACAGTTTGTTCTAGGGTTAGTCCTAAGCTTTGTGCTACAGGAGCGGCGTAAGCTAGACCAACACCCAATCCCTCAACGCTTGTGTTAGCACTGGCGGCGGCTTTAGTTAAAACGTCAGCAACACGCGCTGCATCGCTAAACTCCAGACCCATACCCGCCACGGCTTTAGTGATAAAGCTAGCTGCCTGGCCAAGTTCAATCCCATTCGCTTGCGCTAATTGTAGGACTGATGGAAGTGCCTCTGCTTGTTGTGCTGCTGATAAACCGGCTCTACCTAATGACTCCAGAGCTTGTGCCGCTTCAATTGCTGTGAATTGGGTTGTTGCGCCCATCTCCTTAGCAATTTCTGTGAGTGATAATAACGCATCACCCGTTGCGCCAGATACAGCAGCGACCGTATCCATCTGCTTTTCAAAAGCTGCTGCGTCTTCAACGGCACTTTTAAAAAATTGAAAACTAAAATAGCCAGCGATTAATCCAGCTACTTTTTTTGCATTATTGCCGAGTGAATTAAAAGACTTAGACGCTTTATCCTGAGCGCGTATTAAAATATTAACTACTGGATTTGCCATTTAACTACTCGATAATTTTAGAATAAATGCGCCATCCATAGCGCGTGTCTGTTTCTTGTTATGCGTAAACTACGTCTAACTCAACTTCATAAGCTGCTGTCCCGCCAGCTGGTACGTTTGCAACGCCCGCCAATTCAAGTGACGTAAAATCATCACTTAAAAAGTCAACACCCGTAGTGGGTGATAAAACAGCTTCAAAAACATTGGCGACCGCCTTGCTTTGATCTGCCTGGTTCAAGCCATCAAACAAAACTTTAACAATGATATTTGAGTTAGTACCACCCTCAACTTTATTGCTCGTCATACTGCCGTAAGTATAATCAACCAATAACGCCAAGCCATCAGTAATAAGCCCGCCAGTAAGCACTTTAATTAATCCAAGATCAGCATCAATAATAGAATAATCAGTGTCCAGCACATACGTTACCGTTGCTCCGGCATTTGTTAAAACAACCGAGCTGATATTGCGCTGGGAAGTCTTAAAAATACTACCAATATAACCTGTCACTGCCTCATCAGTGATGGATGCACCAGTCACGTTTGGGTTTGACGTGTTACCGAGAAACACTAAAGCTAAATTATCTTTGTCTAAATCATCAAGCGTTAAATTTACTTCTGCCGGCTTCTTTACAAAAACCGTGTCTAATGCAGAACCGTAATTTGTTCTACCTTTGCTGATTCTCTCCTTTTTTTCTGAATTTTCTTTTATCTCAAACTTAGTGGCGTTGCCAATAAATTTTAGACCTTGAAAAACACCGCCAACCTTTCGATCAACATAAACTTTACCTGAACCTAAAAAACCACCTGCCATTTTCGTTACTCCTAAATAATATTAAAAAACTACGCTGCGCCATTAACAATCATATTTGTAGAAAACTGAAACGGGAAATATGAAAACCCATGTCTATACGCTGGTGAGCTTGAAGCGTCAATACGTTGAAGCGGTGAAAACTCATTGCTCGGCTTCCATCCTTGCAGTGCTTTTAACATCTGCATAATAACTTCACCGGAGTCGACTAATGCACTATTCTCGCCCGCTACTCGCATATTTCTAGTGACTACAATAATCAGCCACTTTTGTTCAAACTTTTGAGTCATTTTATTACACGCTGATGTCGTTACATTATCACCATTGTATAAAATATGAATCGCTGGATTGACTTGAGATTGCTCATTAACATTAACTAAATCATACGATGAAACAACGTGACCCGCAGGTAATGCGTTAACAGTTTCATTTAACCTAGCTTTTATTAACGGCTCAATATCAAAATAATTCATTATAAGCTTCCTAGAAATTGCCGAATATCACTGATTGCTATATCATAAACCTCTGCTTCATCATCAGAATTAACGCCAAAAAACTCACGCTTTGGCATTCCGTTAATCCCACTATTATGCACTAATGCTTTTTCGCTATTCTCGGCATCAGCAAAAAATAACATAGAGCTATTATCATTAGCTGATACCTGTATAGAAGCAAGCATCCTATTAGAGTTCTGAAGGTTTACAGTAGTATCGGTATGAGTAACTGACTTTTGGATAAAATAAGACGGCGAATAAGGTTTAAAAGCAGTCTTATTTATATCTACACCGTCTTTCGTGCGTCTTAAAATATTCTGCTTAACTTTTAAACCTAACCGACTAAAATTAATAGCATCGCTAGCGATATGACCCATGCTTTCCAGTGTATCAATAAGCTGCTTATCATCAATAGTGACGCTAATATCAGTCATCGCATTATCACACGGGGGGCACGTTGTATATTAGTTTCTACTTGGTCTTCATCGCCCGAACCATCCCAATCATAAGTGATGCCAGCTTGTAAAACTGCCACTAACTCAATATCGTAAAGCTCTTTAAACATTTCCATTTTCATTTTAAACGGATTGTTTTCAGTGCTATCCATCATTACTGATAAATAAGATAATTCTAGCGTCTTATAAACTGAGAGCCGTTTTAGCTGTAATAAATCCAGCAACTTTTCAGGGTCGAATTGTTCATAAGTAAAGCCACCGCTAACCGCTAGGCCAGAACTATCATCACGAGGATAACGTGCTAACGGCTCATACCATTGCACACGCAAAGCTCTGTCAATAATCAAAGCAGCTTCCGAATGCTGCGCCTCCCAGCTCAATACACCTAAAGACATTATGTCTTTTTGTGCTTTTATTAGGTCGGCATCAGACGAATAAGCCATTAGATAATTACCACGCGTCCAGCATCAGCCATCTCTTTAGCTTCTTTGCTGCCTAACTCTGCAACCAGTCTTTTGCCATCGCGAACAAATATAACGCCCCAGAGTATCACTGTATCGCCATCTTGGTCGGAATTAGCCTTTACTTTCACTTTCTTTTCTACAGCCATTTTTATGCTCCATAAAATAATTAAAGACTAAGCGGATTTTACACCGCTTAGTAATTATAATTTCAATTAGTTGCTAATTGAAGTTAGACGTGCGATACCACGACGGTTGAAAGATGCAAAGTTAGCATACTGCTTAATACGAACGATTTGCTCATCTTTGCTGTCAGAGTTACCGATGTTCTCAACAACAATACCCGCTGGGACAGCCACTGGGTGAATACCTGCAACACCAACCTTCTCTGTGCCGTCATCGAAAACACCCGCATAAACCGAAGTTAATGCACCAGTAGTTAGTGCTGCACCGTTAGCTGTCTCAGCAACAGAAAGATAGTCATTCTGGAAGATAGGGATACCTTCATACACAGAAACGTTACGAGTAGTGCCGTTCGGCATAGTGAACGCCATTACTTCATTTACGCCACCTAATGCTCTAATCAGAGTCTTATAGCTGCGTAAAGTACGACCGTTCATGCTGATAAAATCAACTTCGCCATCTTTTGCTTTTACTAAGTCCAGCAATTCATCAAGCAATGCCAATGATAATACCTGGCCTGCTGAAGCTGTTGTGTACTGAGCTGCATCAACAAGCGTATGAAATGAGTTCATCTCAGGTGATGTGCCTGTACCGGTTGCCATTCCAGTTTGGAATAAACGCCCGATTGATTTTGCTTTGCTTCCGATCTCTAAAGCCAACTGATCTACGCCTGCACCCATAGACTGTGCTTGTACTAAGCCATCCATTTCAGCATCGCCGATTAGTTTAGTTGCTTTAAAAATAGCAGTCGTGTAAGTAGCTGCTGCTTTATCAGTGATAGTTGCGCCAACTGCATAAACGCCGGCATTACCTAGCGCGTTTTCGCGATTTACGATCATTCCTTGACCTGCATAGCCGATGAATGGCAATACAGCTAGCATGGGGTTAGTCGTAATTATATCTTCGGCTACGCCTTGGACAATTTCATCGCTAATTAATTTTGCTGCTTCCGCTAAAGTTTGAGTAGACATTTATTAACCTATTATGTTATTTCATTAATTTTTCCAACCCAGAGGTATATTTCTGCTGAGTTGTTCTTGGCGATTCTTGACCACCACCGTTGTTGTTTCCACCGCCAGCACCAGAGCCACCGTTATTAGGGGACTTTAAGATACTGTCCTTATTAGCATATCCGCCAATCAGGATTGTAATACCTTCTTCAAAAGTAGCATTTTCACCCGCCCTATCTTGCGATAAGATACGGTTGCCATTCAAATACGGTACTAAATCACCATCTTCGATTTTGAAGTTATGGCCGAATGTTGCTAATGCAATATCCGCCGGCAGTGTTGTTTTATCTTTAATGAAATTAGAATTTGCGAATGCTGAGCCAAGCGTTTTTATACGATTGTCTTCGATTAGTTTTGAAACTTCTAATCTGCTAGCATCCAATTTAGCCTGAAAAACATTAGCTTGATTCTGAAACTCGGCTTTATGCCTTTCGCTGATTTCTGTAGCATCAACTAAAACACCGTCTTTCATATTCTTAACCATCTCCAATGCTTTTGCTGCATCTTCGGGGTTAATATCACCATAAGCTGTAAACTTTGCCGTTGCTTCACTAACACTTGTTTTAAGAGTGTCTACTTCGCCTTTCAGCTCAGCAATCTTTGAAACATTAGCCATATAATCGAAAGCCACTTCTGACCCGTCGTCTTTTACAACAACTGGCTTGCCATCAATTACAAAAGCTCTTCCATTTTCATCTAATTTTAATTTCATTTTTATCTCTTTTAGTAAACAGCTCTACGCTGACCAGCTTTACGCTGGGTTTCTGGAGTGAGTATAACATTAAATAACAACCGAGCAACTAAGTGTGACATGGCTTTTAAACCACTGCGACCCAAAAGTGCCGGCAATTATATCCACCACGGTTAACAAAAGTTGAGCCAGCTTTTTTACCTGCCCAACTATCATCATCAAAAGCATCAATCTCAGCCCGCGTGTATACTTCTCCGACATGATCGGAACACCACGGGCGCGAGTCTTTTATTAGGCTGCCATAATATTCAAACGTATCAACGCCCGCTTGCTTTGCCACGGCATTGTTAGATTGCTGATAATAAGTCATCAGCCCATCTTGGGCTATTGTGCGAGAATGCGATTCCATTGCCCTGCCTGCGCCTTCAACACCGCCTGTCAATGCACCGCGTATTGAGTCAATAAGCGTATTTTTATCGCCACCAGTAATAGCATGATCTATAAAGATTGCGCTTAATTTATCAATAGTTTGGTCTGAAAGCGACGCATGAAAAGATTTATTGAGGGTAATGAGTGATGTTAATGTTTCCAATGTTACTGCTTGATATGTCGCCACGCCAAAATGATCGAGTACAAGCGCGTCTGTCTGCTTAAAATTAGACAGCACATTATTAACCGCATGGCCGTATATTTTAGTAAATTCAGCGCGTGTTTCTTTTAGTATTTTTCGTGTCGCTGCCAATTTTCGCGATGTTCCGCCCTTTGCAGGTAGATCAGAAGATAGCTCTATAACCCTATTTTCAAGCTTTTTGATAGCATGGACTAATGCAGCTTCATTGCTCGCGCTCTGCTTGTCTAGCGATTTCTCTATGCGTGACGGGGTTGTTTTCATACCCTATGCGGTATCGTTATTAATATCGACATTAACATCAGCCCCATCGCCTGAATCGAATGCCACTGCACCCGCATCTATCTCATCATTTATGGTGACCTCATCAATCGCGGTTGAATTAGCCAGAACTTTTCTAGCGATAACCTTTTGCAATGCTTTGTCGAATGTTGGGCTGTTGACTAATGTCTTAGCTACTGCAAAATTATCCAGCTCATCAACCAGCGCGCTAATATCGAATTGTAGAGGCCTGTCTATTGTAACGCCTTCGTAAAGCTCGTCTTGTCCTTGCCATTTAAGCCAGAAATACAGTACACTTTCTTCGGTATTTATGATTGACAGCTTGGTTTTCTTGGCTAAGAAAGCATTAAGCGTTTGGAATTCACGTGCTAATGATTCGCCACTTTTTACCTGTCCATTCGCATTTAAACCGCCTGCGTGTACTGATTTATACATTTCAGTGATAAGGTTATTAATCCACATCATCACTGCGTTGATTGGCTCTGCTATCTCAGTGCGTAACCATTCGGGCTTGCTATCTGGATTTTTAGGGTCAAATTCAATAACATTGGCCGCTCCAATAATATTCTCATCTTTAACCCCAGGCGGCAGGTACGGTTTCATTAGCATAGGGAATGACGCAAGGCTAAAAACCTCGTCACTGCCCGATAATAAGCGCAAAATAGCAATATCAATACGGCTGATTTCTTTTACATCTGATTGACCAATATATTTACAGCCCGATGTTTTGTTATACATAAAAATAAAAGGAATCTCGCCTAGAGCGTTCGCTCCGCTACTTAATAAGATTGGCGTTTTTGTTTTTCCATCAATGCCCCATACTTCAAAGCTTTTACGCGTCCATACCCTGTAGTTGTTGTCATCGTCACGCAGTTTTAAATATGATAAAACAGGGCGACCATTGACCCTACCGCTTTTCCAATCTAGTATATTCAACGGAGTGAATGACGTGATAAACGGATACGTATTATCAGCCTTATCTTGTGCAATAGTCCTTACTGCGTCAGCCCCGTCAATTTGCGGCTTATCTATTAATATACCTACATGTCCAAACACACTTGCCCATAATTGCAGGTCATTTATAGTGCGCTCAAAGCTATGTCCGCAAAGGTCTGAGTCATCTAGAAACAATTGAAAAAAGTCATCGCTCCCTAGTTCGCCATAATCATTATTGCTTGGCTTCTGGAAAATATAAGCATTCAATAATTCAACGATTCTAGCTGTATAGTTAAAGCCGTAAGCATTTTCTTTTCGTGCAATCCATGACTTTTCACTCTCGCGAGTGTTGCGCGGTAACGCCCCGTATTCAACTAAATCATTAGTCCCCGCATAAGCCGCTTTATATTTCAGCCACTCTGACAAGTTCTTTTTATATTCGTAATGCGTTGCTTCAAGTTCGCTTAAGTTCATAGTTTAATAATATCCGTTTGCTGATGCTGGTCTGCTTTTATTGACTGCCCATTTCCCATAGATTAAATAACCACAGCAGTCATTCCAGTCATCAATCGCTGGATGATCAGTGTATTTTTCTGGGCTGCCTTTTTTATCATATCCCTGGGTTTCCAGAGAATGTGCTAAATTCGGGCATGTATCTGAGTTAATCCGTAGTTTATCATGCGATAGTAACGCATTTATACTATTTATCCTATCTCGCACCGCTGGGTTTGTATTACCAAAGTCACAATAATACCCAGCATTCTCGATAATAGAAACATCTGATTGCGTTGCGTTAGTGCTACGCGAGGCTCCACTAGCGTCTGGATATATAATAATTTTATGGTTATCCCCATAGCGTGCCGCTAAATTATTGACAAAGTCGTAGGTATCGTGAGACACGAATTCATCAGTAATAATCGGTAACCCTGCCTCAATCAATGCGACAACTGCACAGCATCCGCCAATATTAAAATCTATTCCAATATGTAAATATGTATCGCTTGGCTCAATCTTTCGGTCAGTGTGCATTTCTGTACGCTTGTAGAAATGATAGACTTTATTTTGCGTGAGTGATACAAACTCTCCGTTGATATATAAGTCAGCAAGAACAGGGTCGTAGTTATCCCTGATTTGCTGAATATATCCATCAGGTAAAAAAAGATTACTAGCTGTTGGGGCTTTTATTAGCTCATAGCCTGACTGTTGTTTCTTGACCCACTTCTCATACACGAATCCATTAACGCCGTTATCCGGCGTTGTCACGCACCCGATAGTATTCGGCTCATCGCATTTCTGCCTATTCCTTTCTGATACTTTTCGCCACACGAAAGCCGCCTTTTCTTTCGGCAAGGTGTCCAATTCATCGACAATAGAATGAGCCACCTCATAAGCTACAATCCTCTCTGGCCGATCATAAGAACGGAAAATAATACTTCCATAGCCTTCGACTTTTATTGTATATTCAGAGCGGTTTGTTGTGAACTCAAGCCCGATAGACCTTAAGTCGTCCTCAACGCCAGGAATCGCACGTAGACGTAACAAATCATAGGTCGGCAGGTAGTAAGCTATGCTGCACCCCTTATTCCTTATGAGCTTTATTACAGCCCTTATTGTGCCACCTCGCGTCTTGCCGCTACCCAACCCACCTATGATTGCCGGAAACTGACTTTCACTAAAAACAAAGTCATCTTGCGGCTCTGTTAGCTGTAGTTTCATTGCTGTTTTAGCCGCTCAATTATCAATGTATTATCTGATTTCTGTGCGTTTGTGTTATTGATTACAGTGCCGGCGAATTTTTGCTGCGTACCGATTCCAACACGGATATTATTTTGCGCTTTGCTAAATTGCTCAATTTCAATCATTGATAAGTTTGGGTTATTCAAAATTTCAACGCCTTTCTTAGCGGCTAATCCTGCCGCGTTATCTAAATAATCATCAAGCTTTTCTGCTTTTATCCGCTTCTCTTCGATCCGCGTAATAACTTCTCGGACAGCTTGTCCATCTTTGTCCGATAATTCTCTAACCGCCTGATTAGCAGTTATTTTATTGTCTACTATTGTCCGGTTTTCCTTGTCTATACCCTTTACTATCGCCCCTACTGTAGCCCTTCCTATGCTGTGCCTGGCAGCTAATTCTCTTATTGTATAGCCACCAGTACGCCAGTCGGATAATACTCGTTCTTTATCATAGTCTTTAGCCATTCAAGGTCTCGTAAGTTTCGCCAGTGCTTTCAAGTGTTGCATCAAACATTCACCATCTCGCCCTGTACGATCTAACATCAATATGAACAAAGCTATCATATAGCCCAATTCCATATTTGCCAGGGTACATTGAATCTAACTTTTCATATAAAGACTTTGGGTCTTTAGTAGGCACATCACAGGCTTTAGCTTTTACATGCTGTGAAGTGTCATTAGAGCCAACATTTCTATTATGTTGTATGCAGCGACATACACTACTAGGCTGATAAGGGCCTATAATATCGCGTATTTTTTCCATCACATCTAGTAACTCAGCATCAACCGTATCAAAGCCACATTGACAATTACAAGAAATTTCTTCACGGCTAAAATGGCTATCTAAGATGTTCATAATTACTTAGCGTCAGTAACTTTAGCTATCTCTTCGATATTAGCTTTACCAACTTTCTCTACTTTACGTCCTATACCCAGCATACCTACTGAGCCAGTAACGAACCCCATCATGACATCCATTCCATGGAGTTGCGCGAAGTAACCACCTATGCCATAGATAAGTGATACTGCAATGCCTAGCCATGTAATAAAACCTTTCATAATAATGTCCTATGTTGTTAAAAATTAATCAGCTGTTATACAGCCAACGATTGGTGGTGCAAACCCGTCACAGTATACTGGAGGTAACTGTCTAAAGTATACAGCTGGTGAGGGGTCAGTCAGCTCTAGTGTTGTATCTACTAGACCTTGTACACCCTTAGCATCTAATGATTCATCTATCAGAACCATCAAGGCACACTCATCAAGTAAGTGTACTCGATTAGTATCTATCTCACTTTCTAGGGGTGTAAAGTAAACACCTGTCAATCCAGCTACGCTGTCACAGCGGTATTCCCAAAAGTATTTAGACTCTGAGATGTCATTCAAGAAACCTGAACCTGTTGCGTAGTTATCTACCTTGACATGGTCAGCATGCGCTGTTGCTATTGATAGTGCTAATAATAGTATTGTTTTCATAATGTCATCTTTAGTTAATTTAGGATGCTCTCGACTTCTGCCGCATTGGAATACCCTAGGCGATATAGCTCACCATTCGGGTCTTCCATGAATTCGTACTGATACCGCTCTGACACTACATCGCTCTCATCTGTAAGCTCTTCTACTTTGTGAGTAGCATCAGTAATGCCTACATCTCCGTCAGCAAGCTTAGAGGTCATTAGCCATTGGTCTTTAGTATCTAAGACTATCTGTAGGTAGGCTTTAGTTTCAACAGGATATTCAGCCATCAGGTTAGTAATGTCTTGCTTGTTATTAATTGTGTTTGGGAAGTTTCTCATGCTATTAAAGCCTCTTTAAGTTTGTTTAAATTTAAACTGGTTTTTAGATTGTAGGTACTAGCCCATTTTATCCAGCCTTCTGTTGAAGCAATGGATGACCTATATTGCTCTAGTGATATTTTACCTTTGTTGAGCAGCTCTGGCAGTGCCTTTAATCTCTTAGCCACTCGTTTAGCTGTACTTTTACGCAGCAGTATTTTACCGGGGAAGTGTCGGTATCCCAAGAAGTCTACCCCTTGAACCACTGGGGATATTGACCATCTTGAAAACTTAAGCTGTAACTTCTCCATTAAAAACAGTTCAATACTTTTCTTTAGTTGATGTAGCTCTGCTTTGTTGTCTGAGAAGATAACAAAGTCATCACAGTATCTAATAAGGGTTTTCTCTTTATATTTATGCTTAAGTTCCATATCTAGCTCATTCATATAGAGATTGCCAAACCACTGTGAGGTATAGTTGCCTATAGGTGTATTTTTATCACCCTCAAAGGAGCGAATAATGTTTTCTAATAACACTAAGGTAGGTTTACACTTAATCTTCTTTTCAACAATACGCATTAAAATAGTATGGTCGATTGAAGGGTAGAATTTACTAATATCACACTTCAGGCAATACTTATACTTCCTGACTTGGTTCATTGTCTTTCTACTAGCTTCGTGCATTCCTTTACCTTCTCTGCAAGCATAAGAGTCATACATCATTAAGCCATCCCATATCGGAGCAACAACCTGAAGCAAAGCATGCTGAATGATTCGATCAGGGTAAAAAGGTAGGATATATATCTCTCGCTTCTTAGGCTCATGTATCGTCTTAGAGTGATACTCTGAGGTACTGAATTCTCCTGTACAGAGTAGTTTCTGAAGGCTTAGTAAGTTACCTTCAATATCTTCCTCAAAACTAAGTATGCCCTTCTGTTGTGCTTTGCCCTTACGGGCTTTACGATAAGCCTTATATAGGTTCTCTGGGTCGGTTATCCTATCCCAGAGGTTGCCATGTCGCTTCATAATGAATCTCCTACAAGGACGTTCGGTTTCCCTACTAGGCCAAGAGGAGCGGCCGCTGTGTATTTTGCTATCAACTTTTTACAGTATCGTAACAGGGTGAAGAAGTCAGCCAACAGACCGTTTAGCCCCGCAACAAGGAGTATATGTTTATTGTCTGCTGTAGCCGTACAGGCACGAGTGGAATTGTTCGAATTCAGATTGAGTGGAGAATTATTCCATTTCGAATAGCGTGAACTGCATTTAACACTATTATTCCAATTACCACCTAGTTTCGCACGATACCTCTTCACCTTATTCATCGTAATGAATACTTTATAATCTATTAGAAGCAGGCTCCGCACAGGCACGAGCGGAAAAGTCCGAACTCAGATAGAGAGGAGAAAAAATCCAGAACGAAAAGCGCGAACCGCAGTAAACACCATCATTCCAAGTACCACCCAGTCCCGCACGATAAGGAGCATTATAATGCTGTCCTGCTACTCCAGAGTCATTAGCATCAAAGGCATTTGCCCAAGATGCGCCAGAACTGTAAACACCACCAGTATCTCTTGACCACTGATATAATGCCCCAGCCATATCTTCACAACCAATATCTGAAATTATCCTACGTCCAGCAGTATCCGAGTGGCCTCCTGTTGTTACGGGGTCTGCTGACCCTGAGATGTTAGTTCCTTGATTAGAACCAATACTTGCTGTCACAAACTCAACTTGACTAATTAGCTTCTGCTTAATATCCCCAAACCACTGCTCAAACTTATATCCGTGCCAGCCATTACTACCGTCAGCTATAGTTCCACCATAGACCGATTTAAGAAGCGTGCCTACATAACTAGGTAAGTAAATACCAATCCAGTTACCATCGTTGCTTAATGTCATGCCTTCGGGAGCAGAGTTAGGTCTATTAAATCTATCCCATACTGAACGCGGGAGAATATCACCTGTCAGATAGCCAGTTAAAGCGTGTCCCGATATAGTCCCTACCGATACGCATAGACAATGAAACCCCGCTATCTTACGAGAGTTTGTTGTAGTGTACCCCGTTGGAAATGTTGAGTTATTACTAAGAATAACACCACCCGCTTCAAGTAGATAAACATAGAAATCTTTACCCGCTCTATTCGCTGCTGTAGCGTATGTAGCCGCGTCCCAATTGCCTGCGGTATTAATGTCTTTAGTAGTAGCCGCTACTTCAACTAATGTACCATTCACCATCCCCCCAAGATCAGGGACGGTGAGCGTGTTAGTTGCTGCACTAAACAGAGTGCCTTGATCTAAGAACGTTGAGGATGTGAATCCTGAGGAGGGTAGGTTAGTTAAGCCTGAAGCATCACCCGTAGGAGATAATACAGTAACACCAATATCAGCATCTTTAAGTATAGTTGCATCAGCAGGTTCTTTAGTAGCAATAGCCGTATCTGTCTCTGTCTTTGTGTATGTTGTTGCTTGAAGCGCAGCACCCGCAGCAGCAAAGTCAAACGCCCCACCTGCGCTATTTAATAATGTATTTACTTTAATTGTACTCATATATATCCTTAAACTATTGTCCAGCTACTGCCGGAGGGGACTGATACAACTATACCAGAATTAATTGTTAGTGGGCCGCCTGATACGGCATTGTTACCTGCTGTTATCGAGTAGTTAGCACTAATTGTATTGTTATTTTCATACAGTGCTTTAGTTGTGGTGTTAGCATCTGTGTCTAGTGTTGCCCAGGAGGCATTAGTCGCATCGGTTGTTAAGAACTTTCCTGCATTACCTGTTTGCAGAGGAAGCGCATCAACATTATCAATGGCTGTCTGCGTTGCGGTACTCACAGGCTTATTAATATCGCTTGTGTTATCTGCGTTCGCTAGGCCTACCATTGCTTTAGAAACACCCGACACAGTACCAGTGAAAGTGGGACTAGCCAACGTAGCTAAATCACCACGCGGGACAATAATATTAACATTACCCGTCCCGTCTTCTGCTGCTAGAGTGACTGTTCCGTTCAGAGTGTTCAACGCTAGCTCATTAGACAGTAATGCGTCTACGCTGGATAGCTCTTCAGTCTGCCCGCTTGATAATACTAATGGCCTGCGCTGTGACATCTCTTTTCCTTATGCTAGAACAATAGGTTGAGCAGGCTCAAAACTTAGCTCTGTTGCGCTAATTGCTACACCAATTCTCTGAACAATTGCACCTGATGTGGAAGGGGCAACCGCTGTGACTGCACCCGCAGACTCACTTAAGTAATACTCTGCGCCAATGGTTAGCCCACTTAGCCCGGTGATAACGCCCTCAAAATAAACTGTAGCAGTTGTGGGGTGAGTAAACCCAGCAATGACGAAACCTACGCCTTTGAACTTGTTAGCTGCTGTTGCGTCTGCTTTTCTAACGCCTGTTGCATCAATGTTAATAATATTGCCTAACGTAATTGTTTCAAGAGTAGCAAAATCCTTTGTATCTGGAACAATACCTGTTGGCATCATGTTCTGTGCTAATCTCCCAGACGCATCTAGTCTGGGTATTTTGTTAGCATCGCCAGCACCAGAACTTGAAACTGTTGCTGACTGCTGAGTTGGAATTCCGTTTTCAAGGTCTAAATAAGTCGTACTTGTAGTCATTGGGTTATCTCGCTATAGGTAGTTGTACGTTGATGATTATTTCTGTTGCAGATAGAGCAATAGCAACTATCTGTATAAATCCCGATGCTGGAATAGTTTGCGTTAAAGCACCTGCTCCTACATAAATAGGGCCTGCGCTCCATGTCCATGAATTATTTGCTATTTTCCCAATTTGAGCAACGGAAATAGCTGCCGTAATTAGTGCTGAGCTTAATGATACGCCCGTGACTCGCCCTAAGTGCGCTGGATTTGTGTTATCAGCTAAAAACGCATTGTTTAAGCCGTCAATGACTATAGGCAAGGTTGCATTTAAGTTTTCACCCGCATTGAGCGACATAAACCCACTTCCACCACTGCCGGGCAATCCCTGGATTCCTTGTGGCCCTTGCGTACCAGCAGTAATAACACTAACCGATTCACTACCTATCGTGATAGTCTCGCGATTAGCTGCCGTAAGTGTTGTTATGCTCATTTCGTTACCGATTCTTTAAGGGTTATTTTCCCAGCAATCAGAGTATTTACATCGCCATTTCCATCGGTTAGTTCAATGTCATAAACAAATTTACCTTTGCCTATAGTGCTAGTTTGAGACGCTGTTATCTGCGCTAATATATTACTAGCCGCATTCCCTAGCGTTATACCTAATGAATTTGTTAACGTCACTAAGGCCGCGTCATCGCCAGCCTTTGCCCGCACTTCCATTTTTGCTGTATGCGATGTCAGGTCAATAAATGCGCCTGCGGAATCCTGCCACGTGAAGTCCATCTTGAGAGTATCACCTTCGTACTCTTCGTAGTCAACAATAGCTGTTTCTGATGTGATTGTAGTCATTTGTTATTCCTAAGATCGTCTTGGCAAATAAAAGTCTTTTCTAAAATCGTCTTGATTCTCTTTGATCTCATGTATTGACTTCCTGATCGAATCAAGCTCAACCATAATACTTTTCTGCGCACCGTACATGACCATTAACCCCGTGACAGCAGCAATAATGAGTGCCTGTATGATTCCTTTAATATCCACCCTGTAATCCCCTTTTGTTGATTCTCTCGAATAGACGAAAGGAACATAATCCAGTACGCACATCATTTATTCCTTGATACATGTTTCGACTTTTCAAAAGACCGCATTCCTGCTAGTCCTAGCATCCCCAATAAAACTTGGAGGGTTATATCTGTGTCAACAACCGGGAATTCCCCAGCGTATCCGAAACCTACTAATGCAATGAACTTCGCGATGGGCTCAATGATTGATATATAAAGCAGTCCAACCCCGCACCCCCAACCGACAAATGGTCTCCATCCTGACACGAAGATACTGGCATGTTTTGCTTCTTGCAAGTTAATGTCGTTCTGAGCCTGTGCTACCGCCAGCTCAGTAGCAAGCTCAGTTTTGAATCTTTCCAGTTTGTTATTATCTATCTGTGTCTTGTCTGGCCAAATACGGCTGACAATACCATCAATCATACTGC